TTGGAGAGAAGAGAGATATTCCAATTATCCTTGAATCCGTAGGTTTTCAAGATGATTATGAAGGAAACTTTGATACAAGAAGATCCTTAATTCATACGTTACAATTTACGGCAAAAACATATCTGTTTGGTCCTGTTGCAGATAGTAGCGATGGACTTATCCGTAAGGTTCAAGTTGATTACTATGCTGATACTGATAAGCAGAATGCGAAGCGTGAGATGAGGTATACTGTTACCCCAGATCCTACTAATGCTGAACCAGATGATGACTTTGGATTTAGTGAAAATTCTACTATGTTCTTCGATGGTAAGCAGTATAGTCCAACAAGGAGAGAGGATGTATGATGAGTGATGATGAGTGGTTTAATACTCCACATCCACATGATTCCATGCCTATAGCAACTAATGGTAGTAATAGGTACGCACCACCAGAAAAAATGATTGAATTGCAAGAAACCCTAGAAGAAAATCCTAGACCAGAAGAAGAAGTTGCAGAATGGTTTGATACTGCACCATGTTCAGTGGAACCACAAGATGAAGAAGATATAACTATACATGAGAAGATGTATAGAATTGCTACAGATAAGTACAATCCATTTTCTCTGGGTGGATCAGAAAACATTCATGATTTCGACAAATGAAATTCGATTCTATAGATGATGCATTAAATACTAATAGTGTTGATATTGAAGTTAGTGCTACACCCGAAGGTGGTTGTGCTAAACGACAAGATCAATTGAGGGATGTTAGTAAGGAATTAGATAAGGATTATGATTATACAAGAGGTAATCTTTATTCGCTCATAGAGAAGGGGCAAGAGACTCTTAATGGTATTATGGACTTGGCTGACCAAACACAGTCTCCAAGGGCATATGAGGTTGCTGGACAGGTATTAAAGAGTGTTGCTGATACAACAGATAAACTATTAGATTTACAGAAGAAATTAAAAGATATTGACGAGACAAAAGCTACTCCAACCAGTGTAACAAACAATGCAATGTTTGTTGGTAGCACTGCAGAGTTGCAAAAAATGCTCAAAGAGATGGGAAAAAACTAAATATAAGAGCCTTGAAATATTAGAATGTCTGAAGAAATTAAAGAAGAAGTAGTAGAAGAAACTAAAGAAGAAAAGAAAGGTATCTTTGCTAAAGCGAAGGCTGCAATACTACCAGATGCTGACGAACAAGCAGCAATCATCTCCACAATGGTGCGGATTACTGTTCTTGCCTGGTCGGGTGGAATATTGACTCTTAATTATGTTGCCATACCAGGTGTACCACAACAAAAAATAGATCCGACATTTATAGCTTCAGTTTTTACAGGAGTTTTAGCTAGCTTTGGAATTCAGACAGCATCTAAGAAAGGTGATGGTACTATGAAAATGAATGGTAACGGCAACGGTGGTAATGGTGGAACACCTCCTGTTACTGCTAAAGATATTGAGGCGATCATAGCAAAATCTGGTCCTACTCAAACTATTCGTATCGAGCAAGCACCTCTTAAAATTACTACAGATACACCTAAAGAAAAGTTCACAATGTAGTATCAATTATCATATATAAGATGTCGCAAAAGATACTATGCCATCTTATTCAATAACACTGCGTGACCAAGACGGAAGTGAAGAAACTTTCGATTGTGATGCAGAGTCTAATATATTGGATGCACTGGAGGAAGCGGGATTAGACCATCCTTCATCATGTCGTGCTGGTGCATGTTCATCATGTGCAATGAAACTCGTGGAAGGGACTGTCAACCAAGAAGAGCAATCTTTCTTAGATGACGACCAAATGGAAGAGGGATATGTGTTAACTTGTGTTGCACTTCCCACATCAGATTGTGTTATACTAACAGAACAAGAGGAGAAATTGTACTAATGCGTGACCAATTAATTAAAGCACTATTAGCACATGCACAAGGAGACATCCAGAAACATGTTGCTAATGTAGAAGTATATCTTACAAATCCTGCAGGTATTGGAGAGCACTCTAATATTGTAGAGGCAATAGAACAGGAACTAGATATTATTGCCAAATATCATGATCAAATTGAAGTAATTCAC